CGGCCCCGGCGCGACGAACCTCCGCCTCGAGCCCGGCTCGATCCTCGAGCTCGACGAGGTGACGTGCACCCGAAACGAGCGGTTCATCAACGGCCGGCTCCGCGCCGGCGACCTGGTCGAGCTCGACGCGGCCACCGCCGAGGCAGCGCGCGCGAGCGCACCGCAGGCGACGGCGATCCCGAAGCCCGATCCGAGCAAGCCGATGGCGCGTCCCGGTGAGGACGCGGCCGAGAACGCCCTGATCACCCGCACCGCAACCGCCCTCAAGGGAGCCTGACCCATGACGATCCAGAGCACCACCTCGAGCTCGCTCCGCCGCCCGGGCGTGTTCAACGAGTTCAAGTTCCGATCGGCCGGGCAGCAGCTCGTTCCGCTCCCTCAGCGCGTGGTGATCGTCGCCGAGGCGAGCTCGGCCGGCACCGCTACCCCGGAGGTTCCGGTCCAGGTGTTCGACGAAGACGACGCGGACACCAAGGCCGGCAAGGGCTCACCCGCGGCGCTCATGGCGCGCGTCGCTCTCGCGCAGGCGAAGCTGATCAGCGCGAAGGGGTTCGCCTCGCCGGAGATCTGGATCTGTCCCACCATCGCGCCGGGCGCCGGGCTCCAGGCCGTCCAGACCATCACGATCACCGGACCGGCGACCGAGTCGGGCAACCTGATCCTCCGCATCGCGGGGCGTCAGATCGTGGTGGGCGTCTCGAACGGCGACGCGCAGAACACGATCGCGTCGGCCATCGAGGCGAAGCTCGACGAGCTCGTGAATACGCTCCCCGTCACCGCCTCGGTGGCGACGAACGTGGTCACGTGCACGAACGTCACGAAGGGCGTCAACGGAAACGACGTCGCCTTCGAGCTGATCTCGAAGCCCGCGGGCGTGGGCGTCGCGTTCGCGCAGTCGGTCGCCGGCACCGGCACCGCGCCGATCACCAACCCGCTCGCGGCGCTGTTCGACCAGCGCTATCACGCGATCTGCCTGAACAACCACGTGACGGGCGACGCGGCGACGATCCTCACGCACGTTGCCGACGCGTGGGGCAACGCGCAGAAAAACTACCGCTTCGTGTTCCTCGGCGAGCGCGGCTCGCTCTCGACCGCGCAGACGCTGCAGGCGAGCTACAACGATTACCGGGTCTCGATCATCAACTGCGAGGGGTCGCCGTCGCTCCCCGGCGAGATCGCGATCGCGGCGGCGGTGGCGACGTTCGGACGCGAGAAGCCGAACGCAAACCTCGACGGCGAGCGCCTCGCGCTCGTTCCTCCGAGCGCCACCCTCGCGTTCACGAACGCCGAGGTCGAGAGCGCGCTCTCGGGCGGCGTCACCCCGCTCACCCCCGACGGCGCGTTCGTGAAGATCGAGCGCCTCGTGACCACGCAGATCACCCTCAACGCGGCGGCGTTCGAGCCTCTCCGAGACCTGCAGTACCCGCGCACCGCGGCCTACGTCGCCGAGCAGATCTCGATCGGGTTCGCCACCGGCTTCGTGCAGGAGGTCATGGACGACGACCCCGACAACGATATCCGCGCGCGCGTGCGCGACATGGTGATCGAGAAGCACCGCGCGATGGCGAGCGATCACATCCTCCGCGACGTCGACAGTTTCCTCGATCAGATCCAGGTCGAGTTCGCGACCACGCCGGCCGGCCGGCTCATCGTGTCCAACCCGTTCCGCGTCGCGGGCCCGCTCCATCAGGGCGTGTTCGTCCACACCATGTACCAGTGAGGTAGCCCATGCCGACCCCCGACATCGCATCTGTAGCAACGTGGTCGATCAACTCGACCAGCCAGGGAAACAAGAAGCTCCTACGCGTGCAGTCGTGGGACATCGGCGACGACGGCAGCGTCGAGGCCGTGCTCGAGTGCGGATCCTCGATTCCCGTCGGCTTCGAGATCAAGCCCGGTGCATTCACCGTGTCGTTCGAGGTCAAGGAGACCAAGGGCATCAAGCGCGAAGTGAACTGGGAGAAGCTTCGCGAGAGTCGCGAGGTGTTCAGCCTGACCAAGCAGGTCAAGGGTGGGCTCCGCGTGCAGCACCCGCAGTGCATGGTTTCGAAGATCGACTACAACGGCGAAGCCGAGGGCAAGCTGATGTACACGGTCGAGATCGTGTCACTCGAGCAGAGGGCGCTGTAGCCCGTGCCCGATCTTCGCCCCCGGGCGCCCGCAACGCCGGTCCCGAAGCACAACGCGCAGGGTCTGGCTGATGCGCTCGGCGCTCGCACACTGGTCGACGTCACGATCCCGCGTACTGACGTGCGAGGGAGAATGCGACTGTGCTCACGCCGCGAGGAGCTCGAGGCGAACTCGGAGGCCCGCACGGCGATGATCGATGCCGGATACCCGGTCAACGCGGAGGCGCGCACCGCGCTCGGCGGCACCCAGCAATGGCTCGTCGAGGTTGCCGTTCGCATGCTTCAGCGCGCTGTGCGCGACCCTGCCGATCCGGATCGCGCACTCGCGTCGATCGACGAGTGGCGCGAGTGCGACGATCAGCAGATCCTCGCGCTCTGGGCCCGCTACCAGGACCTCACGAACGAGCTCGACCCGATCGGAGCGGCTGCGCTGACCGATGCGCAGCTCGCCGAGATCGAGAGCGCCGCAAAAAAAAAGGACGCCGACCTCTTGATGGAGTTCGGCTCACGCTCGCTGGCCCTCTTCGCGATTACTTCGGTAGACCAGCTATCGAAGTCACCGACACCGAGCTCTTCATCTGGTTCTGTGCCTTCGTAGCGGCGAGGGAAGAGTCGACGCCCAAGAAGTCGCGAAGCGTCGAGCGAGGCATCAACCCCGACCACGACCCCGGATAGGTCACCATGAACGCGAAGAAAGCCGCAGCGATGATCGCGATCAAGGCCGACCCCCGTGGTCTTGAGCGCGACCTCGCATCCGCGAAGAAGACACTTCGCGGATTTGGCACCGACATCAAGAAGATCGGCGGCAAGATCTGGGGCGGTGGCGCCGGGGCGCTCGGCAAGATCGGCACGGGCCTCGGCATCCAGGCTTCGAGCGCGATCACCGACGGGATCGCCTCCGCGCTCGACTTCGAACGGAGCCTCGTTCGGTTTCAGGTCGCAGCGAAGAAGACCGACGCTGAGATGACGAACATGCGCGATTCGATCCGCAGCGTCTCACGCGAGACGGCTATCTCCACCGACGACATTCTTGCTGGCGTGCAGTCGTATATCGACCTCACCGGTGACGTCGCCGGCGCCACTGCTGCGATGTCCAGCTTCGCGCGCATCGCGCAGGCCTCGGGCGCGAAGGTCTCGGACGTCGCGACTGCAACCGCCGCGCTTCGCACCTCGATGAAGCTCGACCCGTCGCAGATCGAGGCCGTGTTCTCGGGTCTGATCACGCAGGGCGAGAAGGGTGCGGTGTCGCTGAAAGACTTCGCCGGCGAGCTCGCCACCCTGGCTCCGCAGTTCGCCACCTTCGCGGGCGGCACCGGAGCGGACGGCATCCGAGACATGGGCGCCGCATTCCAGGTGATCCGAAACGGTGCCGGCTCCGCAAGTCAGGCAGCCACCCAGTTCGAGGCGCTGATGAGCGAGCTCGTTGCGAGCCACAAGAAGCTTGGGGCGATCGGCGTTCGGGTCTTCGAGAAGGATGGGAAGTCGCTCCGAGCCTTCGCCGACATCGCTGAGGACCTCGCGAAGAACGCAAAGCTCGACAGTGTGGCCACGCTCCAGGACGTCTTCGGCCGCAAGGAGTCTCAGCAGGCCGTGCGCTCGATCCGCGACCAGATCGGAGCGATGCGAGAGCTTCGGGTAGCCGGCGAGAACACCACCGCAGTGCAGCAGAACCTCAACACGGTGCTCGGCTCGGCGTCAGGGAAGCTCGACGTTGCGATGAACAACCTCAAGCTGTCGATTGCTGAGACCTTCACTCCAGGTCGGATCGAGGCCTTCGCGGCCGCGCTGGAGAACGTGGCGAAGGTCTTTGGGACGATCGTCGACGCCGCCGAGGCGCTCTTCGGACATGTCGCCGGCGATAGCGGCTACACGGCATGGCAGGAGAAGCAGCTCGACAAGCTCGCCTCCAGCCTCACGGAAACCGAGAAGGCGTTCTTCACCGCCAACATCGGCCCGGGTGGACTGCTCGAGGGCGTCGGTCAGGGCACGGTCACAGAGGCATCGCTCCAGGCTGGCGTGATGAGCCAGCAAGTCCCCGGCTCCCTCGCCGAGAAGATCCGCGCGCATCAGAAGACGCTGCGCGAGAACCCTTCGCGGATCGCGATGACCGAGGCTGGCGCGGCCAAGAGGTTCGTGGAGTCTGGACAGCAAGCCCCTGCGCAAGCGGTCACGGCCGCGGCCGGGGGTTCGCTCGAGAATCTTGCCACCCAGATCGCCAACGCTCTCAAGGGTGTGCAGCTCGTGGTGAAGAT